TTATTTGTGCCGTTTGCGCCTGTTCAGCAGGCTGCGCACAAACAGGAAGCATAGCGCCCCCAGCGCGCACCAGAATACCCCGCTCAGCAACCACGCCAGCTCCTGCCAGACGCTTCTCGACGGGACATACATCAAACGCATCATCAGCAGACAGAGTGGTGCAGCAAGCATCGCCCCCAGCAGCGGCTTCACCACCTCCCCTTTACGGGAGAGAAAGCTTGCGGCCGCACCGGGCAGAATGAAAAAGAGCAGACCCAGCTCTGCATGACCGGACGCCCTGAACGCGCCTTTAACATTAAAAGCGAGCGACATACACACGACAGTAAACAGCAAAAAACAGCTGACGACGCCAGCCCAGTTTCGCTTAATGTTCACACTATCCTCCTGACTTCATCTCTATCAAATACACATTCGTCCGCTGGACGCCCAGTCAGATAAAGCATTTCGGCAATCCTTGCCAAAGCACGCACACGGTGACGCGATAATAGGTAGCTGTCGGTAGCTAATACGATTAAACTAACCGCCGGCTATTGTTTAAGAGAATTTATTAGGACGCAGAGAGTGTTGAAGACGTTCCCTGACCTGAAAAACAGTAGCCCAAATAATCTATTCATTCAACAACTTACTGGTAAACAAGAAGTTAGCCTCCGTGAATATAAACGTCGCAGACTTGTTAAATGGGAATTACATCCTGTTATTATTTGTGGTACTGGCGTTGGGCCTTTGCCTGGGTAAATTGCGCCTGGGGTCAGTTCAACTTGGTAATTCCATTGGCGTTTTAGTCGTCTCTTTATTATTAGGTCAGCAGCATTTCAGCATTAACACGGACGCGCTCAACTTAGGTTTTATGCTGTTTATTTTCTGTGTGGGCGTGGAAGCTGGGCCGAACTTTTTTTCAATTTTCTTCCGCGACGGCAAAAATTATCTGATGCTGGCGCTGGTGATGGTCGGCAGCGCCCTGCTCATTGCGTTAGGGTTGGGTAAACTGTTTGGCTGGGATATCGGGTTAACGGCCGGTATGCTGGCGGGTGCCATGACCTCCACGCCGGTCCTGGTAGGCGCAGGCGATACGCTGCGCCATTCCGGCATGGCCGGTTCACAGCTCTCTACCGCACTCGACCACCTGAGCCTGGGCTATGCCCTGACCTACCTCATCGGTCTGGTGAGCCTGATTGTTGGCGCGCGCTACCTGCCAAAATTTCAGCATCAGGATCTGCAGACCAGCGCCCAGACGATTGCCCGCGAGCGCGGTCTGGACACTGACTCAAAACGTAAAGTCTATCTTCCGGTGATCCGCGCCTACCGTGTTGGTCCAGAGCTGGTGGCCTGGGCGGACGGTAAAAACCTGCGCGAGCTGGGTATTTATCGTCAGACCGGTTGCTACATCGAGCGTATTCGCCGCAACGGCATTCTGGCCAACCCTGACGGAGATGCGGTGCTGCAGATGGGCGATGACATCGCGCTGGTGGGTTATCCTGACGCTCACGCCCGTCTCGACCCCAGCTTCCGTAACGGCAAAGAGGTGTTCGACCGCGATCTGCTCGACATGCGTATCGTCACCGAAGAGATCGTGGTGAAAAACCATAACGCCGTCGGCCGCCGTCTGGCGCAGCTGAAGCTGACCGATCACGGCTGTTTCCTGAACCGCGTGATCCGCAGCCAGATTGAGATGCCGATCGACGATAACGTCGTGCTCAACAAAGGCGACGTGCTGCAGGTAAGCGGCGATGCGCGACGCGTGAAAACCGTGGCCGACCGCATCGGCTTTATCTCTATTCACAGCCAGGTCACCGACCTGCTGGCCTTCTGCGCCTTCTTTATCGTCGGCCTGATGATCGGGATGATCACCTTCCAGTTCAGCAACTTTAGCTTCGGCATCGGCAATGCCGCCGGGCTGCTGTTCGCCGGGATCATGCTGGGCTTCCTTCGAGCGAACCACCCGACCTTCGGCTATATCCCGCAGGGCGCGCTGAACATGGTAAAAGAGTTCGGTCTGATGGTCTTTATGGCGGGCGTGGGCTTAAGCGCCGGTAGCGGCATCGGCCACAGCCTGGGTGCCGTCGGCTGGCAGATGTTGGTTTCCGGACTGATCGTCAGCCTGGTACCGGTTGTGATTTGTTTCCTGTTCGGCGCTTACGTGCTGCGCATGAACCGCGCCCTGCTCTTCGGGGCCATGATGGGCGCGCGTACGTGCGCGCCTGCAATGGAAATTATCAGCGATACCGCGCGCAGCAATATTCCGGCGCTGGGGTATGCGGGCACCTATGCAATCGCCAACGTACTGCTGACCCTGGCGGGTACGCTGATTATCATCATTTGGCCCGGACTCGGATAACTCTCAAGTTTGCGCATGACACAAAAAATTTTCGTTATGCGCAGAACTTTTTTCTTAGGGGGCAGTCATAACTATTGCCACTGCTTTTCTTTGATGTCCCCATTTTGTGGAGCCCATCAACCCCGCCGTTTTGGTTCAAGGTTGATGGGTTTTTTGTTGCCTGAAATTTACCACCAATTAAATCAATTACTTATAACCACCCTTTCCCATGCATGGCGACAAAGTGGCGACAGCGCTTTTGCTATGGCGATAGCAATCAATAAAAAACCCGCCAGCAGCGGGTCAATATCAGTAAGCTAATTGTTCCTGCATTCCTTTCGGATGTGGCGGTGCGGCGCTGATTTTTTGCGGACGGCACACGGACCGCACAAAAGTTTCATGCGTCACGAACGTATGACCGCACTCAATATTGGTGCACTGGTTGTATCGTTCTTTGGTTTCGCTGGAAACCTGAAAGCTACTGCGTGTATGCGCGGCCTGGCCGCACATCGGACAATTCATCATTTCGTTCAGCCCTCACTCTTAACCAGTTCGCAATAATGATACATCATTGTTCTCAATTTGGAACTAATCATTCAATTTCGAACCCATCTATTTTCACTTCGAGATCCAGACTGGTCGTAAACCCGTTATCCGGGCTGACGGTGTGAGTCAGCGTCGTGATGGTCCACTCCGTATTATCAATGGGCTGCTTAAAGCCGCTAACCTTCACTGGCATTTCGGTGTAGAGATCGGCCCGCCCTTCAGCGAGCAGCAGGGAGAATGAAGCCACCCCGCGCTGTAGGCGCTCCCACTGCATCTTTGCCGCTCGCTCTGCGTTGCTGCGGTTTGCATAAGTTCTGTTGAGTACCAGCACGTTTTCATCCGTTCCAACCAGGTAATCTCCCTGTTTTGCTTCCGCCTCCTTTGCCGCGGTGGTTTTCTTTCGACGGCGCTTAACCTTTGCTGTCTCTTTTTTCTTTGGCTCACGGGTATGGAGCCAGCTGGCAATCACCCCCGTATAGGCATCGCGATCAGCCAGGGTAAAACGATGACCATCACCGGCCTGGCGGGTGATGGTGATAACCGGCAGCGGCTTACCGCTTGCCGTTCTGCCCTGCCCCTGGCGGATAAACAACAGATTGCCGTCCTTAACTGAGGCTATCGCTCCATACTGCCGCGCCAGCTTCATCAGGAAACTCGCATCGCTCTCGTTGGTCTGGTCAAGATGCTCCACAGGTTTGTCCATCAGGTCCTGGCCCAGCGCCATCTTTAATTTATGCCTGGCGGCGATTTCCTTCACGACCTCGCCCACCGTTGTCTGGTGCCAGGACTTTTCACGCCGCGTGTTAAGGGTTTCACGGAAATCTGCGCTACGCGCGCGAATTGTGAGACGGTCAGGCGCGCCGCTGTGCTCAATCTCATCGACAGTAAACGCCCCTTTCGGAAAAAACGGCTGACCTTTCCACCCCAGCGCAAACTGAATAATGGCCCCTCGACGTGGCAGAACGATTTGCCCGTCCGAGTCGTCCAGTTCCAGATCAAGCTGGTCCGCTTCAAAACCCCGGTTATCGGTCAGCGTCAGACTCATCAGGCGCGCATCCAGCATGGTAGTCACATCTTTACCTTCAATGATGATGCTGAAACCGGGGGTTTTGCTGTTCAGGTTCAGGAGCTCAGAGCTGAAATTCACTGCAGTAACCCCCCAACCGTATTTTTCATATTGCCTATCGCAGAGATGGCGGAGTCCTGCAAATTACTGAGCTGATCGCTGAGGCTGCCAAACATATCAGACAGCGATTCATCCACCCGTTTTAGGCTCAGCGAAAATTCGATGCGCCGGGGCATACCGCTCTCAAAAAATTCTGTTTTAGTCTGGCTCAGACTCTCGATCACAAACATGCCGTAAATCGTCCCGCTCCCCTCAATCAAAGGCCAGGCTTTCCCCAGCTCCGCCATCTGCTCCAGCGCCAGCAAAGACAGCCTGCCGCCGGTTATCTCCGGCAGCAGGACGCCGGACAGAGTAAGCGAATCGTTATCCGGCCCAAGAAACTGTGTTGACGGGCGACGGTTAACCCGGCTGTTTGCTGCGTGCCGCCAGCTGCGCTGATACTGCAGCTCCTGATAGGGCACGGTTCGCAGCATGAATACGTACAACCCCAGCACCATCATCATTATTCGTAACCCCCTCGATCACTGAAATTACTGCGTGTTTTTGCCCTGGCCCTGCGCTCTCGCTCATCAAGCTGCCGGGCCACCTCGCGGGCGATATCCTGTGCGCTTTGCCCTGGCTGGGCGACAATATGAATTGGCGCGCTTATCTCGTACTTAATTACCTGCGGCTGTCTCTCTGCCTTTGCTGACGGTGCCGGTTGCGTCCTGACAGGTACACTGTACGGATGAAGTGGTGCGGCTTCTGCCGGGGCAGCCGCCAGGCCCATTACCCCAGCGACCACGGAAGCGAACACCTTCTGGCGCATAGCCATCGGGTCAGCCCTGTTATCCGTGATTTCCGTAAGGGCCGGTGCTGGCATGACAGCCGCAGCGATATCAGCCAGCTCCGCAGCACGATCCCAACCAGGACGATTTACCGGGGCGTTAACAATCTCAGGAGGCAGTATTAACCTGCTTTCAGGCCGTTGCTCCGGGCTGGCTGTTACATCACGAACGGGGCTTACGGTTGCCGCCAGTTGCACCAGTTCAGTAGTGCGATTGATTACCGGAAGATTTGCCGGACCGTTCACACTATCAGGCGGCAGAACTATCCCGCGTTCAGGAGGTTGTTTAGCGCTGGCCGGTTCCGTCTGGGAAGGATTGAGCGTTGCCGCCACCCTCGCCAGATCAGCAGTCCGTTTCCTGCCGGTGACATTGGCGGGCCCGTTAACAATCTCAGGGCCATTCTCACCCACGATGCCGAACTGGCCGCGCGGAATGGTACCGCCGCTGTCGTACATGCCAGCAAAACCCATCGGCGGGAATCCGCCAGGCGGCAGCACCACTTTACCGTCTGCGTTTACCGTGGCTGGCTGCTGCCGCGTCACCTGCTCAGGAAGCTTCGCTTTGGCCGCCTCCTTGCTGACGATGCCGAGTTTTTCAAGCAGCCAGGACACGCCCGATTTAAGCGAATCCAGCGGGTGCATGACCATGTTCAGCCCTGCCGCCAGCGCTTCCCCAAACTGCCGTCCCATCGACGCCGCGTTTTGCAGTTCTGCAGAGGTGGATTTAACCGGCGTCAGCAGGTCAGTAAACCAGCCCCACAACGCCTGGACCTTGTCACCTATCCACTGGAAAACAGGCTGCAGTGGCTCAAACGCCGCACTGACAGGCGCAGCTGCAGCTTTGAATCCTTCAACCACTCCGCCTAAAAATGCGCTTATCGGCTGCCAGTATTTCCAGACAACCAGCGCCACGCCAGCCAGCGCCGCCACAACGAGCCCTATCGGACTAAGCAGGGCGCCCAGCAATCCAGAAATTCCGTACAGCGCAACGCGAAGGAGGGCCAGAGGGCCGGACGCCAGAAAACGCAGCACGCCACCGGCTGCTGATACCCCCCCGCGCAACGCGGCCAGCGGATTCATTACCATGCCGATAATGTTGCGAATACCCGACATTCCGCCGCGAAGGACAGCAAGCGGCGCACCGGCCAGCGCTTTCAGCGCATTGCCAGCCAGGCCGGCAGAACGGCGCAGGGAGTTAAGGGAAGACGCCAGCAATCCGGCGCTGCTGCCGGATGCCGCCAGGCCACGGCGCAACAGGGAAAGCGGCGCATTTGCCAGCCAGGACAGCGCGCCGCCGTTGCGGGTCACTGCAGACATAACGGAGGGGAGTGTTTTTACACCCAGCACGGACAGGCCAAAACGGATCACCGCCAGCGGCCCCAGCACGGCAGCCACGGCCACCGCCAGTGTGCCGAGTACAATGGTGATCGCAGCAGTGGCAGCCGCCACTTTCATCAGCGTGCCCGCCAGCTGCGGGTTAGCCTCAACCCATCGACGCAGTGCCCCGGTAACGTTTTTGACGTACCCCATGATATCCATCAGCGGCTGGCGCAGGGTTTCACCCAGGCTACTGAAAGCGTTCTGCGCGCCCGTTTTAACAAGCAACCACTGCGCGGAAAGTGAATCCTTATTGATATCGGATTCTTTCTGCATGGAGCCGTTAGCCTCAGTGCCTGAGGTAAGTTTCAGCTGTCGCTGCAGCTCCGGCAGGTTGTTTGCAAGCTTCGCCGCATCATCGCCAAACTCCTTGCCAAATATCATCGTCATGGCTGACAGGCGCTTGTCCTGCGGCAGTTTGTTGACCTTCTCCAGCACGCGCTGAATGGTCCCCATTGCGTCCTTTGTCATCTGCTTTTCAATCTCCTCTGGATTGAGTTTCAGCAGATCCATACCTTCCATGAACCGCTTGCTCTGCATGGTTGCAATCGACAGTTCGCGCACCATCGCATTTGATGCGCTGGCGGCAATTTCAGGCGCGGCGCCCAGAGACAGGAAGGTGGAACCCAGCGCGGCCGCCTTGCGGAAATCAAGCCGGTCAGCCACGCCGCCCATGCGCTGCAGCACATTGATGATATCGCCGCCCTTAGACATGGCGTTATCGTCCAGGTAGTTCAGGGCATCGCCAAGCTGTTCAATATTACGGGTCGGCACTTTATAGAGCTGCGCGATTTTCCCCAGCCCCTCCGCCAGCTCATCAGCGGGCAGCTCGAATGCCGTTGCGGCCTTTGCAGCAGTGGATGCAAAGGCCAGCAGGTCACGCTTCTGGTCTTCGTAAGAATCGTTCTGGTTTGTCACGCCCATGCGGGCGCCACCTTCAACCAGCGCGGCATAGTCGATGGCGCCATTCTCCATCGGCAGCTGTTCACTGGCGGCCTTGATGGCATCCTGCATGTCATAAAACTGTTTTGTGCGGTTGCCGTTGTCGTCCCGCAGCCCGTTAACCTGCTTTGCAACGCCTTTCATCGCATCTTCCATGCTGGCATAGCTTTTAACGGCTGCCATCACCGGCGCGCCCATCGCCAGCCCGGCGGCAGTCGTCGTTGCTCCGGCGCCCGCGATACGATCCCGCACCTCAAGTCGCCGGGAATACTGATCGCGGACGGCGTTCATTCGGGCCTGCTGCTCGCCCAGGCGTTTAAGGGATTTCTGCTGTCGGTCCAGCGCCTGCCGGGTTTCGTCGGCATTCTGCCGCAGCTCCCGCTGTGCACTGCTCAGCTTTTTGGTGTCCAGCCCGGCCTCATTGAGCGCAAGACGCTGACGCTGCACCGACTGACGCAGGCCGTTATATTTGCTCTGCAGCTCGTTAACGCGGCTTTTTGCCTGCTCAAGCAGACGAGCCTGCGCCGCCGTCGGGCGGTTAGTGGCCGAGAACTGCGTGGCAAGTTTCGCCGCTTCTTCGCGTGCGGCTTTAAGACTGTTGCCCGTGACGGCGAGCTGCGCGCTTGCCTTGCGGAAACCGTCAATACGGCCCGCCAGGGCGTCCAGTTCTTTTAATCTTGCGCGGCTTTGCTGAATGGCGGTAGCCAGCTCTTTAGAGCTGACCTGCGCTGATCGGAATGGGCGGGTGAGCTTATCAACCGCATTTAGAATTACCTGCAAACGCAGGTTAGTATCACTCATCACTGGCCCCGCTTCTCTGAATCGCTTTATGCCGCCACTCCAGCACTTCGGTCAGCGGCATAACGTCAGTGACGGACGGCGGCCAGTGAAAAATGGTGGCAATATCAGCCACCAGGTCTTCTACCGTCAGGCTGTCGGCAAACCGGCAAGCACCGATTTCTTCAACAAAAAAGTGACCACCTCAACCGACAGCGCGGTGAGATCGGCTGGGTCCATTTCAGCCATTTCCTGAGCGGTCAGCGCGGGCATGGAGATGCGGGGAATAATCGTCATCATCGCGCCGACGTCCATATCCATGATCGCCTGCAGACGGGTGCCACGCAGCGCGCCGGACTGCGGCTTACGCAGCACAATTTCGGCAATTTCGGTTTTACCGCGTATGATTGGGGTGTCCAGCTGCACGGTTTTTTCAGTCAATTGTTCGCTCATTGTCATTTCCTGTTTATAAGGTACTGGCGCGGCTACCCGCGCCTTTAAAGTAGATCAAAGGCCCAGGGCGTTACGGTGCTCTTCCATCAGGTCCACGCCATCAACGATTTCAATCATGTTGATCACGTCAACCTCATAGAGCACTTCGCCGTTAATGGTCAGCTTCGCGTAGCTGTTGGTGCTGCTGACTTTGGTAGTGTTGCTCTCCCCGGTTTTCCATTCGCCGGAATCGACTTCTTTATGTCGCCCGCGCACAACCAGCTCAACGGCCTGCACTTCGCCGGTATCGTCACGCTGAATGGAGCCGGTGAAACGCAGCTGGATACCGTCAACGGTGGCTTTACCCATCTGCTTGAATAACAGCAGTTCGGTGCCACCGATTGAAAATTCCGTGTCCAGCGCGCCATCATCCAGCCCCAGATCAACATCCGCCGAACCGGGCATACCGCCGCCGCGATACTTTTCAAACTTGCGGCCGAATTTAGGCAGGGTCAGGGACTCAACGATCCCCTGATAGTTATTCCCGTCGTTAAACAGGTTCAGGTGTTTTAACTTGCGTGGTAAAGCCATATTGTCCCCTTACGCGCTGACCTGGCTGGAGAAATCCAGCAGATACTGATCGGTGATGCGCTGGCGCAGCATCAGGTTTTCCAGAGGCGGTACCGGCGTATAGTCGTAATCGATAGTGAGCTTCCCGGCTTTCAGGGAATCTTTATCGTTTACGGACTCATCCAGCCAGCAGTCTGCGCCGATGATGTAGCCCTGCGTTTTCAGGTTACGCAGTTTGGCGCGAATACCTTCGATGATGTCGCGAGCCAGCGACGGGTTAAGTACGCCATCCACCGCCCACATGTGCGCTTCTGCGATGGTGTCAGCCAGTACCTGCGCGGTGCGGGTATAGTTTTCAAAGGCAAACAGAGGATCGTCACTCAGGCAGCGGGAACCCCAGAAGCGGAAACCGTCTTTGCGGATCAGCGTGGTGACATCGTTCTGGTTCAGCAGCCCCGCATCGGTTGCCGGGTCCTGCAAATCCCAGAACACATCCGCAGAAATGCCGGTGACGCCGTTCACGCCCACGTTGGACAGGGATTTGTGCCAGCCGGTCTGCTCGTCGATTTTGGCACGCAGACCAAGCGCACGGGCTGAGGCGTAAGCCGTTGCGTCAGCATTCAGCACGGTGTCAAAACTGATGAAATCAGGCCAGATCAGCATCCCCTCGCGCTGGCTGAAATTAGCGCGGTAGGCAATGGCTTCCTCTACCGTTTTGCATCCATAGGCGGACAGATAAGCAAACCCGCGCAGACTCTGCGCCACGCTCAGCAGCTCAGTGGCAACCGCCTGCGTGTCGTGCCCAGGCACGCCAAGAATGCGCGGCTTAACGCCGAGCTGGGACTGCGCAGATAACAGCGCTTTCATGCCCGTTTTTTTACCGTCAGCTGTCACACCGCCGATAATGTTGGAGGTTGTTTCCGCTTCGGTTTCACCCTGTGCAACGCGCACAACGACGGTCACGGGTTTAGCCTGGTCGGCAATTGCATCCAGCGAGCGGGCCAGCGTGCCGGACTCGCCTGCTTTACCGCTGGCGGTCAGCACGTTGGTAAGCAGAACCGGTTTATTGAGGGGGAACACGGACGCATCTGCATCATCGCCGGTACAGACCATACCGACAATTGCCGTGCTTACTGTTGAAATGGGGCGGGTGCCATCGTTGACCTCAACGACGCGCACACCATGGTGATAATCCTGAGCCATAAGGCACTCACTCTGCTTTAGGGTTGAATGCATATGCTGCATGTAGAATTCTAAGCATGCATTTGGTATGTATTGTTGTATCGCTAATACAATGGCTTGAGATTCAAATGAAAGCTGAAGATAACGTTGTTGATAATTGGATAAAACAATCTGTCAGGAGGGAGATCCTTTACCGACTAGTTGTATGGTGTTTGATAACTGTAATAGCTTTATTTATAAGCTCAAACGCCCCAACCTTCGCACTCGACAAATATGTCACCCCCGTTATTTATAAATTAATTGAACAATTAGATTTTATTTGGACTTTTTTATATTTCTTTATAACCATCTCATTTTTCTTTAAAGATATGGCATACATGAGAAAAGAAAGTTGGGGCAATCACAACATCCGACACAATTTCGGCATGCTATTAAGAAAATTCACGTGTGAAGCGTTGTTATGGTCTGCTGGAATCTCATCCTCTCTAGTAACAATCATAACAATAAGCTTCCCCATAATTTTATTAAAAGACGATAACTCAACCGCTCAAAATTATTTTCTAAGTATATTTATAGTATTTTCCACATTCACATTTAGCGCTATGATTCTTTTCTTTTACTATTTATTGAGAGCAGATCGCGCTGCTATATACCACATAACAAATTCGCGCCTACTGACTCAAATGATTTATCTATTTCTATTTTTAGGATGCGGCGTCATGTATTTTTGGATTGAAGCAAAATAAAACCCTTGCGTTAATTGTTTTACCCCCTCCAAATATGAGGGGGTGAGGAATTAAATCGGTTGTTCCGGCCAGTCAAGATTTGGTACCAAGAGGGGATCGACCCGATTTAATAAAACTCGATACTTCCTCCACGCATCATATAGATTGCTTTCTTCATTATCAGCAATACCCAGCTCAACTGCGTCCTGCAAAGGACTGATTATTGCCCCTGCCATAATAAGCAACTCTGCCTTTTTTAACTCTGCATTCTTAACATCGGCAGCAATTTTAGCAGCTTCATTCGTCACCCATTGCTCACCATCCCATGCATCGTAAGGTGTTTCAGGTGCGACTGTTGACGTCCCCGCGGGATAGCCACCCGGCTGGGTTATTTCAACAGGTTCGCCAGTTTCCGTATTCCATACAGTTTCGCCACGATGATCCGCTAAATATTCCCAGCTATCGTCCGCAATCGTTCGGCATACAACAAAACCATCTTTCCTCTCAGGAGGGGCATCAGTACACGCATTTGCGGGGAGTCCCACACCAACAGGAATATACTCTGTTGTTGAAGACAGGATTTCCCGCGTCTCACTATCGTAATTGAACACCACAACATTACCAGCTGTTGTGGCAAAACCATATTCCAGTATGGCGTTTTGCATTATGCGGCCCTCACAATATAGTTAAATGCAACGTTACGCGGCCTCGTTTCACTACCAAACATTGCAGAGCCAAGCGCGGCTTTTGCGGTATATGTTTGCAACAATGTGCCCGTGGACGGGTTCGGGTTATATTCGTTGGTACCATCCGGGTAATAAGCCATTGCTGAATTTCCATCAATAAAGACCGCTGTCATAGCGCCATCTCCACCCGTCCCGTTAGTAGTGGGCAACCAATGCCTGTGATCGAATGACATTCCCCCCTGTGCTAACAGCAATCCGCGACCAGTATCCACACCACGACCATCGTCCCAGCCACGAATAAACTCACCACGTAGATCAGGTAATTTCAGAGCCGGATACGCCTGAGCCAGTTTTGGATATTGCGACGCAGTAAAAGCTGCACCGTTGCATTTGAGCCACCCCGCCGGAGCTGTAGCAAGAGGCCATGGCACTGGCACTCCAACCGGCAGGGCCGAACCCGCCCCCAGGCCAAGGTTATTCAAAAATGCGGCAACATCGGCAATATCCGCACCGTTTTTACGGATCTCCATCTTCCCAGCCAGTGCATTTGTCATCATGGTAGCGAAGTTAGGATCGTTACCCAAAGCGGCAGCTAGCTCATTCAGCGTATCCAGCGCACCTGGTGAAGAATCCACAAGTGCAGCAATAGCTGATTTTACAAAAGCGGTAGTGGCAACCTGTGTATTGTTAACCGTCTGTGCCGCGGTGGGCGCTGTTGGCGTCCCGGTCAGAGCTGGGCTTGCAAGCGGCGCTTTCAGCGCCAGTGCGTTATTTAGCGCCGTGACTACAGCCTGTACAAACGCTGTGCTGGCAATCTGCGTGGTATTGGTTCCTACCGCCGCCGTCGGTGCTTTCGGCGTGCCGGTGAATGTCGGGCTGTCTTTTGGCGCATACTGCGTATGGGGATCGTTAGCGGCGATATGCTTTGCCATCAGGTCATCCACGTACACCTTTAGCTCCAGCACCTTGTTATCCACATACTTGCGGGTTGCCAGCACCACTGCAGGGTCAATTTTCAGGGTGATGGTGTCGGTACTGCTGGTAATCAGCACCATGCGCACGGTCTGGGTGCGTCCGCTCCCTTCTGCAAGCTGCGGCTTGTAGCTCTCCGGGCAGTTGCCCACGGCAATCAGCGCGCCGGTTTCATCAAACAGTCCGACCTCACGAATCCACCATCCGCCCTCGGTTTCTGGGATCACCTGCTCAGCAATTATCTGGCTGCTGTTCTGTGGGTCGATATACAGCATGTTGAGATCGGCTCGGCGCTTTTCAGCAATCAGCCTGGTCTGCTGCGCGCTGGGTGTAGGAAGCACACCGCCACCGTCGCCCACCGCCATCTGGGTAATTTTCAGCGGAACGCCGAGCGCAGCGGCGCTCGCCAGTTTCGCCGCGCCGATCTCCGTCAGCAGGGTGTAGAATTTTGCGCTCATGGATTCACTCTCACTGTGTCGATGACGTGGACCGCCCCGCCCTCGTAAGCGGTGCCGCCTGAAATAATGGTGTCGTTGATATACGGGTAAATCGTAATTTCTTCGCCGGTGTAGATGGCCGCGCCGACAAAATATGGCCCGCTGGTCTGCAGGTTGATGGACATGCCGATCAGATGACGGCTGCAGGGTTTGGCGTCGCTGATGAGGCGCTCCAGCTCCAGATAGGTTTCTTCCGTGATGCCCTGGTCCTGCACGCCGATATCCAGGCGAAACGTGCCCGGCTGTTCGCCGGTCTGCCACCATTCGATAATGCGGATCAGGAAGCCGAACGGCTCCACTACCCGACGCACGGCACTGGTCGTGCCTTTGTGCTGATGGATATAGAACGCGTCCTGCACCACCCGGCGCTTCACGCTTTCCGTCCAGCTCTCGTCCCAGCGGTCCACAGAAAACGCCCACGCCAGATACGGCAGGAAACTGACCGGACACGTTGTCGGGTTCCACAGATCGCGAAGAGGCACCTCAAGCCCGGAAATGCCGCTGCAGCTCTGCGCCAGTCGACGCTCAAGCGGCGTTGAGCCAGGCGGCAGCAGGCTATTCATCTGTGCCCCCGTTGGTCACATTCCACTGCGTGCAGGAGGCGGCCTGCGTTTTGTCCAGCACCACATCATTCAGCGGAGACGCCAGCTCCACGCGTTGCACACCTTCGACATGTAGAGCGGCATAAATGGCACTGCGACGGATATCACGTCCGAGCCGCGTCTGGCTGGCGATGTACTTCTGCAGGTTGGCTTTTGCTGCCGCCATTACCGGCTCAGCCTGCGGTCCAGGATAGAGAAAGATGGCTGCATCCACGCTGTAAGGGATAATTTCGGCGCTGCGCACCGTAAGGCGGTCCGCTACGGGGCGCACGCTCTCGCTGTTCAGCGCCTTTTCGACCACGGCCAACAGGTCACTGTCTGCCGTGCCATCACCCTCCCGACTCAGTAAAGTCAGCACCACCTCCGCCGGTAACGGACTGGTTGCGCTGGCATCCGCCACGCGCCCGTCCGCACTTCTGGCGTGAAATTCGTAGGCCGCCGTTGGTCCCGCAACGGATAGTCCTTCGAATGCTGCGGGCACACGCAGACGCAGCGCATCGTCGCTTTCCATCACAGCTGCCACCGGCGGCACGGCGTCGTTGTCGGCAGGCGTTACCGTCAGGCGCTTCACGTTGTAGTTGGCGGCCAGTTGCTCCAGATCGCCGCCGAGGGCATAGGCCACCATGACCGCCTGCGCCGCCTCGTTGATGCGCTGGCGCAGTAGCACTTCGCGGTAGGTACTTTCCTGCAGCTGCTTGGTGATAGGTTCAGATTCCAGCGCCAGCGTGCGCGCGACGGCTGCCTGTTCATCCGCAGGATAGAGTGCAACAAAGGCGGCCTTGCGCTCCGCCAGCAGCGTCTCAAAATCCGGCACGTTCACAATCTGCGGCGCGGCGAGCTGGGAAAGGTCAATGACCGCCATTGTCTGCTCCTGTTGAAACGAAAAGGGAAACCGGCGCGCCGCTGTTGCGCTGCCCGGTAAGGTCAACCAGCATGGAACCGTCAAAGTTGGAGCTGATGGTGATGGAGTCTAGCGTCAGGCGAGGTTCCCAACGACTCAGCGCCATATACACCGCCGACATGATCTGCAGGCGTAGCGCCGGGTTCTGTGGCTGGTCAATCAGGACGGACAGCAGGGAGCCATATTCCCGGCGAGCAATGCGGCTGCCCTGCGGCGTCAGCAGGATATCGCGCACCGACTGGCGCAGATGGTCCATGTCGGTGATGGCTTTGCCGTTGCTCTGACTCATGCCGAGATACAGCGTCATACCGGACCTCCGGACGTGTCGCCGCCTGATTTAACTTTGTTGTGCGCGTGGTCATCCACCACGATCCCGTTGGAACTCATTGGGCCGCCGCCCTGGGTGACAGCGCCGTTGATCACCACCTCGCTGTTGATGCGTGTGGTGTCAGCCTCCACAACAAACTCAGAGGTTTTGAGCGTGATATTGTCTGCCGCCTCAATCACCATGGATTTGATACCTCTGACGTGCCAGCGTCCGGTGTCGGGTTCGTACTCAAACCAGCCACCGTCCGGGTACTGCGTCACGCTGCCGTGTAAGGAATCTGATGGCGGTGAAAACTCGCTGGAATAAATGGCAGGCAGCGCAAAAGCGGTTTCAAGATTGCCGCCCATGCTCAGGACCACCACTTGTTCATCCGGTGACGGACACCACCATGTACGAGCGCCACCGGCGCGCAGTGTCAGCCAGTTAATCCAGTTTGTTTCGAGGTCGCCTACCTTCACCCGGCACAGCCAGTTCTCCCGATCCACTTCGGTCACGGTGCCGGTGCGGATCAGGTTGGTGATAAGGCGCATGATTTCTGTGAGTTGTGCATTCATAACTACATTTTGCCAAGGTATAATGTATCTTCTGATCTTTAACCATTGTGCCAACAACCATACAAGGGGAATGTTATGGCGACACTAGAATTGGAATCTCAGCTTCTCACGTTCTTCTATGACGACTCTAAGTTAGCGGATATTGAATGTGACCTTATTATTGATGATGCAAGTCAGTGGAAGAAGATAGAAATAAAATCAAAAGACACAGCACTAGTTGACCTTCAAAATATCAGCACTGTTAACATTGAAATAAACCAAAAAAACTTTAGCGGTGAGATCAAAAAGAAAACGAACATTAATAACGCAACACTATTTTCCTTTGAAGTTGGGTTTGGAAATAACGGAGCCGTTAAATTCACTATTTTCCCAGAAAATGTTTTAATCACTCAAAGTAATCCAAGTGTAAAATCAAAACGTAAAGTTACAGTAAAGTATATTATAAATAGATCCCCAGCTATCGCCCCATACTGCAGACTAATTCCAAATGAGAACGGCTCGGTAAAAGAGAGGAAAAACCCACCACTTAAAATAAAAACAAGCACTGGCTTAGAGATCCTATCTGACATATCTTTCTCATATAGCCTAAAAGGCGATAACTTTGAGTCGAAAAGATATCAACACTTATCAGTTTCATTTATTAAAACTAAAAACATCGTAGAACATATAAATGAAGTCATCACTCCACAAATTGTTAACTTTACAATGATTTCATCACTCATTCATGATGAAAGAGTTTTATTTAAAAGTTGGAGAGCAGACTTTCACAATACAACCACTTGGTTTTATAATAGCCAAAGCGTTTCAACTGAAGATATAAATGAAAATTCCTTTCAGGAATTAATTGATCGCCGAAATATAACGGATTTTTTTAACACAGCAATGCCTATTTACGAAAGCTCTCCATACAAACCGTCTATTAACAATTCAATCTACGCTTTAATGTTAAAAAAAAATACGATTGTAGAACTCTCCTTTTTATCCTATTTCCAAGCATTGGAATCAATGATTCTAACCTATAAAAGATTAAAAGAGACAGAGTTCATACTTCCGATTAAAGAGTTTAATAAACTTAGACGACATATAGAAAAAGTCGTCTCAGATGATTATCCTGAATCACCTGAATTGCGCTCAAAGATTAAGTCAAAAATATCTGAACTTAACAGAATATCTTTAAGAGAGGCTGCAGAGGACTTTATACAAAACTTTAGCGTGAAAATTGATAACTTATGGCCTTTGTTCGATGATAAGAAAAAAGGGGTTGTAGGGTTAACTTCTATAAGAAATATTTTAATTCATGGGGATTTACTTCCCTCAAGCAAATTCACAAGTGTTATTATTGCCCTTGAACACTTAAGAATCCTATTAATAAGATGTATATTTTCTCTGCTGCATTGGGATTGTGACATCACTAAGGTTAGCTCGCATCATTTAATCAGATCACACAATTTACTTTCCCCTGAACTACTCAAAAACTCCATAAATGACATTAACGAGCATTTTACCAAGGGAAAAACCGCTTGATATATTATATTTGCGGCGCATCAAGGTCACAATAAGCGCAAAATTTAAAATACCCTATCGATAAAACTGATAATATATTCACTTATTAGTTTAGGGTAGTTTGGACTTACACCTAACAGTTCACGCTTTGGGTATAAGATCTCAGGACCTTTACGGTTTACACGATCACGCAGTCCATAATGGTGTACCCGCGCAATACGCTGCACCTGACCTGCGAACTGCACACTGGCTGAATCCGCGCTGGCTGCAGTTTTCAGGTATTTGCCCGTGCGTAGTTTCGAGAACATCTGCCGCTTAATGCGTCCCTTTTTAGTCCGGGCCGTGACCTTACGCGGCTCGTAGCCGCTGCCGTCTGGGTTGCGCTGCAGCCGGATATTGTTTTGCTGGTTCCGGCGCAGCTCCTGCGCCAGCTCTCGCATCATGCGCTGACGGGCAGCAGGCTCCAGATTCGCCAGCAGCGCGGCCAGCCAGGCGTCCACTTTATGCAGCTTATCCACGTTTCACCGTCCACATTTCTTCGGGCTCGTCAGGTTCTGGCTCTGCATCAACCGTTGAGATAGCGCCGTCGGTGCTGACCAGCACGCGCTCCGTCAGCTGCAGGTTCAGGCTGATATCGCATACGTCGTTGCGCAGAATATCCACCTCAAAGGTGAACAGTTTTTCACGCAGGTCGGGGTTATTAATGGCATCTGTCTGATTCGCTTTCAGCCACAGTAGCACCGGGGCCATCAGCAGATTCTGGTCACCGCTGAAATCCTCGATCACCACGTTCAGGGTGTAGCGGTATTCCCATGACATGGACCGCGCGCCGGTTGCCACCAAAGAACCGTTGTCCACGAACAGATGCAGCTTGTCCGGGTTATCGCGCACGTAGGGCACCGCCTTATTCAGGGCGCGGCGTAAGGACTGCGGCTTGTTCACTGTTTCGCTCCTGACACGCCACTATCGTGTCCACTTTGTCAGCGCAGACCGCCCAGGCGGCCTCGGTTTCATCCAGCATCGCGTTCAGATCGCCGTTAGTGCGCGGCGCTGACGGGGTCAGACTGCACGGCGTCACTCTGGGACAGCCATTGACGGTAAGCTGCACCTCCGGCGAGCGCCGGACGTTCCCGCAGCCGGATAATGTCAGCAGGCAAAGGAGTGTCAGCCCAGCGGCGTAAATCTTCGTTCTCACGTTTCAGTTCCTCGATCCGATGCTGGCGGTTGCGCAGCAGCGCGGAGGCCTGCTCCGCTGCCGCATAAAGCCGCATCTGCTCCCGGCTGTTGGTTTCGGTCAGAATGGACAGACCGATCAGCTGGCTGTTTTTCTCCGCCAGTGCCTGCGCTTTAGTCGCCAGCTGTTCGCCTTGCGTTTCGATGGCGTGCCGGGCGTTGTTCAGTCGCCATGACTGCCAGCCCAGCACTGTGATGACCAGCGCCAACGCTATCGCCAGTATGCGCGTCATACCCCAGCCCCTTTCAGGCACCAGGCCATTTCCCGCGCGCGGCGGTTGTCCAGTCCCTGATTAAACATGCCTTTGACATACACCCAGCGCGGCAACTGACGGCAGGCATCCGTCCAGCGCTTTTGATTGAGCAGTTTCACCAGCGTGGAGCTGCAGGTATTGCCCGTGCCGACGTTGAAGGCGAAAGACACCACAGCGTCATAGACCTTTTGCGGCACGGAAGGCACAACGCACTTCTCCAGCGCTCGCTCCACCTGCAGCACATTAGTAATCAGCCCCTGCGCTGCCTGCCGTTCGGTGATGGCTTTGCCGGGCGTTACGCCGGACGTGTTACCGATGCCATCGGTCCACACTCCCGCACTGCACTGGTACGGCTGCAGGCGGCAGCCCTCGTAATCAGCAATCAGTTTCAACCCTTCCACAGAGGTGTGGAGAGACTGAAAGCCGGGCAGCGTGGCGGCGATAGCCAGCACCGCCCCGACCAGGCAGCGCTTAACGATTGAAGGATTCATACTCCCCCCGCGAGATTTTGCCGCCACGCAGCAGTTTGAAAGACTGGTGTTTGTAGTACCAGTTGATCGCCAGCATCAGCACACCGATCAGCACGCCGCCGACCGTGGAGGCATCCTTGAGCGACAGGTCGCCCAGCCAGGCCAGCAGCACGGCGATGCAGTAAGTGATAAAGGCGCTGACTCTCTCAAGTGTCATGATTCAGTCCCATAGCTGGACGGTCTGCGCGGTGGTCGATGCCGGGAGCTCCGGCAGCTCCACCTGCAGCCCGTGCGGTAAAAAGGGGCCATATTCAGCCAGCCCCGGATTGGCACGTAATACCTGCTCCGTGACACCCTGCGTGCGCCCGTAGTGACGCCAGCACAGCGCGTCCACCGTTTCATACTGGTGCGCACGCACTTTCATCAGATAAGCTCCACCGTGCAGTGTGGCGCATCCTGCACCCGGCTGATCGCCCAGCGCGCATCCCGCCACAGGTCGCCGCTGGCCTCGGCCAGCTCTTCCCCTCGCTTCACACCGGACGCCGTGGCATCAAAGTCCTGATAGCGTTCATTGAGCACGGCGCGCGCCCAGCAATAGACGGCGTTGTGATAGTGCTGGATACGCTCGTTTTTGCCGTCGAGGACGTCCGCCGGTACGTCAGCCAGTGCCTGAAAGCCGAGCATTTGCTGGCGGTTGCGGAAGTCGAACAGTTCGGCGTTCACTTCGGAAATGGCGGTCAGCAGCACCTGCTTTAAGCGCGGCTGCGTCACCGTGCCGTCGGTGCGCATCACGCTGCGAAACTCCGACAGGCTCACATCCGGCCAGAACGGCGTGTTTTTGATGACCTCCGCCTGTTCCGGTGCCGGTTCGGGCGCAACAAACTTCATGCGGTCTTCTCCTGAATAAGTGGGCGGTGAACGGGATTTTGATGAGGCCATGCCTGTCGCCATCCCGTGCCGCCCGTGCGCGGGGCACGTTCCGTCAGCGGTCGTTGCGCAGTCTGCGCTCCAGCCGCTCTTTGTCTTTCTTCACACCGCAGCGGGAGTCCAGCTGGAGCGCATGAGTGAGGTGATTCAGGGCCGATGCCGGGTTGCTTTCGCTTAGCACCGCGCCGATGGCTTTGTGCAGACGCGCCCGTGACTGGTCCGGCATATCCTGCCCGGTGGTGAGGTCCAGCGCCTGCAGCAGCAGGTCGGCGTCGAAAGGAGCCGCCGCCAGCATCGCGCTTTGTGCCGCGTCCGCCATTTCCTCGGCCAGCACGGTCTGCACGTTGCGGTTGCCGAGCGGCATCACCCAGCCTTGGCGCAGGGCATGACGCCCGATTGCCAGCGCACCGGCATAATCCCCGGCATCGATACGCCACAGCATCACGTACATCAGGACGTCATCCTGCTGCGCCCCTCCGGCGGCCAGCACGCCATCTGCCCAGGCGGAATATTTCGGCAGCAGCTCCACCTTGATTTGCGCCTTTTTCACCGTGGACTGGATGCCCTTAAGGCGGCGGCGATCTTCTGCCAGCTGCAACAGCATCAGGTCATAGCCCGAGGCATGGCGAACACTGCCGCCCTCGCGGGCGGCTTGTTCAGCCTGAATGCGCAGGCGGTGCTGCCGTGCGGGACTCAGGCTCATGCATTACTCCCCGGCTTCCGGTGCGGCAGGTGCGCTGAAATCACCGATTTCGATGTTTTCCACCAGGGCCGTGCAGCGATAATCCTCGACCACATAGGCCTCGTTTACGGACTCGAAGTTTTCGATGCGGTCGCGTTTCGGATTATCGATAACCGAGCGGCGGCGGGTCTCTTCCTGCCAGTAGATGGACAGGTTATCCAGACGGGTGATCAGCACGGCGTTCGCCGGGAAATACGGCGCGCGCACGGCCTGCAGGCCGCCCATGCGTTTCTGGCTGATGATCAGATCGGCGGCGATTTTCTCGCTGTTCTCCTGCTCCTTGTTGACCAGCGGGAAATACTTGTCGGATAACAGCTCACGGCCACAGACCACAACCAGCTCGTCATCGTCCTGGAAAATCGGATCGATAAGCTCGTTAACCGCATCCATCACCAGCGCGTCGAGGTTGGCGTACAGACCGCCCTTCCCGACTTTCACCGGTTCGACGGTCACGGTGCCATCATCAGCCGTTTTAGTGCCCAGCACGTTGTCCGGCGCGTCTTCGCGGATTTTCTGCAGCCACCCCTTGTTCACATCCTGCAGCAGTACGTTCTCGCCGCGATTGGAGGTCTTGGCACGCTTCACGCCGTTGAAGCCGATCATGATGCGGTCCAGCGCCTGGCGTTTGACGATGGCGTTGCGGATACGCACCTGGAAGTCCTGGAACTTGGCCCACAGGTCCAGCTTTGCGTAGGTCAGCACGGTGTCGAAGTTGGTCTGCTCGCATTTGTATTCCACGTCGGCCATCAGCGTCGGATCGGTCGGCTCGCGCTCTTTGGTGGTGGTATCGGTGGTGCCTGCAATGGTGCTGCCGACGCCCAGCCCCAGCAGCTGCCCGGACTGTTCGGCCACGCCCATCACGTTGATTAGCATCAGAAACGCGGCGGACTGCTGAATTTCATCTTCCAGCGTCTGGGATACCGACGGCTCAACGGTGAACTTGCTGGCAAGCTCGGTCACGGCCACACCGTTCAGGCGCGCCAGTTGCTGCAGGTAAGCGTTAAAGGCAAAGCGGGTTTTCTGTTTCATGTGTTGGTTTGCTCCTCAGCAATTGGTCACGGTGCCTGCCGGGGCGTCGCCGCCCGGCGCGCGCTGGCGGTAGTCCCTGCGGCTGTCTTCGCGGTTGAGCTTCTGCTCAAGCTCATCAAAAGCGGCCTGCTGCTCCTGCAGGGAGGATTCCAGCGCGAACAGGCGTTCGCCGTTTTCGGTCAGGGTTTTGGCGGTGCGTTCGCTCAGGTTCTGCTGCTCGGTGGCAACCAGCTCCACGGCCTGATGCACGTCAGAGAAACGCGCGTCATCGGTCTGCTCTTTTTTGGTGAACAGCGCGGTGACGCGGGCAAACAGGGAGGGCTTGTCGTCCTGGATCTCTTCCAGCTCGATAAGCGTTTCTTCGGCGGCAGAAAACAGGTTGTCCGGCTTCTGCTTGCGGTTCGCCAGCGGGTTATGGGCAGCACTGGCGCTGAACGCCAGCATTTCCGTGCCGAGACTTGCCGGATCGTCGGTTGCGGCAAGTCCAACAAGATAGGCTTTGCCGGTGTCGGCAAATTTCGGGCTGACCTCCATGGAGGTGAACAGCTTCTGGCCTTTTTTGACCAGTTCTACCAAGGAGGTCGTCGGCTCCACGTCGGCGTACAGCGCCATTTTTCCGGCCAGCGGCCCATCCTTGATTTCTTCGGCAACCAGCGCCGTCACCTGGCCGTAACGGTTAAAGGCGCTGTCCGGGGAGTAAGACTTGATGTGCTCAAGGTTAATCAGCGCGGTGTAGACCGTCGGGTTATAGCTCGCCGCCATCTGTTCCAGCCATTCGCGCTGGATTTCGCGTCCGTCGGTGGTGGCACCTTCCACCCCGATGCGGAAACGCTTTGCTTTCACTGTCATGAGCCGTGCTCCGTTAGAAAACTGTCTGGAGTCTTATGGTTGCGGGGATGAGGGCAGTGAGACAACGCGCGGCGCTTGTGCCTTTCGCCATACAAAACGAAGCCGAAGAAAGAGGTCAGTCAAGGCCGTAGGCTTGTGCCATGAATATGACACTGACCCCCGCAGACCTCGATCCCCGTCGGCAGGCCATGCTGCTGTACTTTCAGGGATACCGCGTAGCCCGCATTGCTGAAATGCTGGGCGAGAAAGTTGCAACCGTACACAGCTGGAAGAGGCGCGACAAGTGGGGCGAGTATGGCCCACTGGATCAGATGCAGCTCACCACTGCCGCGCGTTACTGCCAGCTCATCATGAAGGAGCAGAAAGAAGGGAAAGACTTCAAAGAGATTGACCTGCTGGCGCGTCAGTCAGAACGCCATGCCCGCATCGGCAAATTTAACGACGGCGGCAACGAGGCCGACCTTAACCCCAACGTGGCGAACCGCAATAAAGGCCCGCGCAAGCCACCGGAAAAGAACGTATTCAGTGACGAGCAAACCGAAAAGCTGCAGGAGATTTTCCACAGCTCGATGTTCGCCTACCAGCGCCACTGGTGGGAAGCGGGCAACCGTCACCGCATCCGTAACCTGCTTAAGTCCCGTCAGATTGGTGCGACCTTCTTTTTTGCCCGTGAGGCACTGATTGACGCCATCACCACCGGGCGCAACCAGATTTTCCTCTCAGCGAGTAAGGCCCAGGCACACGTCTTTAAGCAGTACATCATCGACTTTGCAAAAGAGGTGGATGTGGAACTGAAAGGCGATCCGATGGTGCTGCCCAACGGCGCAACGCTCTATTTCCTCGGCACCAACGCCCGAACCGCGCAGAGCTACCACGGCAACCTGTATCTGGATGAATATTTCTGGATACCGAAATTCCAGGAGCTGCGCAAGGTCGCCTCCGGGATGGCCATCCACAAAAAATGGCGGCAAACATACTTCTCCACGCCGTCCAGCCTGACGCACAGCGCGTATCCGTTCTGGTCTGGTGCGCTGTTCAACCGGGGCCGCGCCAAAGCGGACAAGGTGGATATTGACCTGACCCACGGCAGCCTGGCCCCCGGCCTGCTCTGCCCGGACGGACAGTATCGCCAGATTGTCACCGTGGAAGACGCGGTGCGCGGCGGGTGTAACCTGTTCGATATCGACCAGCTGCGCATGGAATACAGCCCGGACGAATACCAGAACCTGCTGATGTGCGAGTTTATCGACGATCTGGCGTCCGTGTTTCCGCTCAGCGAACTGCAGGCCTGCATGGTGGACAGCTGGGAAGTCTGGAGTGACTTTCACGCGCTGGCGCTGCGTCCATTTGGCTGGCGCGAAGTGTGGATCGGCTACGACCCGGCGAAGGGAACGCAGAACGGCGACAGCGCAGGCTGCGTGGTCATGGCTCCGCCAACGGTGCCGGGCGGCAAGTTCCGTATTCTGGAGCGTCACCAATGGCGCGGGATGGACTTCCGCGCTCAGGCGGACGCCATCAAAAAGCTGACGCAGCAATATAACGTGACCTATATCGGCATCGACTCCACCGGCGTTGGCCACGGCGTGTACGAGAACGTGAAGGCGTTCTTCCCTGCCGTGCGCGAGTTCGTCTACAACCCCAACATCAAAAACGCCCTGGTTCTCAAGGCGTACGACATTATCAGCCACCGTCGTCTGGAGTTTGACGCCGGACACACCGACATCGCGCAGTCATTCATGGCTATCCGTCGCGCCACCACCGCCAGCGGCAACCGCCCTACCTATGAAGCCAGCCGCAGCGAAGAAGCCAGCCATGCCGATCTGGCGTGGGCGACAATGCACGCACTGTTTAACGAACCGCTGCAGGGCGAAGCCGCCAATACCAGCAATATTGTGGAGATTTTTTGATGGGCAAGAGTAAGAAAAACCGCGCAGCAGTTCAGCACAGCAGCAACGCGTCTGCAGAAGCATTCAGTTTTGGCGATCCGATCCCGGTACTGGACCGCCGCGAGCTGCTGGATTATGTGGAGTGCGTGCAGATGGACCGCTGGTATGAGCCACCGGTGAGTTTTGACGGGCTGGCGCGCACCTACCGTGCGGCCGTGCATCACAGCTCCCCGATTGCGGTGAAACGCAACATTCTGACCAGCACCTTTATCCCGCACCCACTGCTGAGCCAGCAGGCGTTCAGCCGCTTTGTGCAGGACTATCTGGTATTCGGTAACGCCTATCTGGAGAAGCGCACCAACCGGCTGGGCGGCATTCTGTCGCTGGAGCCTACCCTGGCGAAATACACCCGGCGCGGTGTGGATCTGGATACCTACTGGTTCGTGCAGTACAGCATGACCACGCAGCCGTATGAGTTCACAAGAGGCAGCATCTTTCACCTGATGGAACCGGACTTAAACCAAGAGATTTACGGCCTGCCGGAATACCTGTCCGCCATCCCCTCTGCCCTGCTGAACGAATCCGCCACGCTGTTCCGCCGCAAGTATTACATCAACGGCAGTCATGCGGGGTTCATCATGTACATGACCGACGCTGCGCAGAACCAGGAGGACGTGAACAATATCCGCCAGGCAATGAAAAGCGCCAAAGGGCCGGGTAACTTCCGCAACCTGTTTATGTACTCGCCGAACGGCAAAAAGGATGGCATACAGATCATCCCGCTGTCAGAGGTTGCGGCGAAGGATGAGTTTCTGAACATCAAGAACGTGAGCCGGGACGACATGATGGCGGCACACCGCGTTCCACCGCAGATGATGGGGATCATGCCGAGTAATGTTGGGGGGTTTGGGGATGTGGAGAAGGCAGCGAATGTGTTTGTGCGTAATGAACTCTCACCACTGCAGAAAAGATTATCTGAATTAAATAACTGGGCAGACATCGAAATAATAAAATTTGGAAGTTACACCATTTAAATAATACAAAGAGGCGAAAAATCGCCTCTTTTAAATCAAAGAACCTTGTCTATAATAGCTTCATCTAAATTTATTGTCATAGTGATAACACCATCATTCAAATAACGTTCAGATTCGTCTTGAATCAATGTATTAAAATCACCTTGAGAAATAATATTCAAGTCACCTTCCAAAGTTAAGCTCACATCTTCATTAATATCGCACATGCCTTCCCCTGACATACTCCAACAATCCGCGCTTCTGTTTTTATCTCTCTCTATTTTAAGCACTTCACCATAATCCGTTACATAAGCGACATTAGAATCCATTTTAAAAGAAATTTTTGCTGAATATTTATTTTCAGGTTTCTTGATCACATCACTTATTGTAATATCCTTTACTTGTCCATAATTGTAGATTTCAATATGTGCACCGATAACCCAATCAGCAAGCAATTCTGTTCCCTCTGTAATCTCAAGGTAGAATCCTTCAAAATAATTCGGTTTCTGCTGTAAGAAGTTTTCTAACGCAGTTCTGAATAAATTTGATGTCAAAAAAGAGGAAGCGGCTACACTTTCTACTCTGGCTCTAATGTTAGGTAATTGGAAAAGTTCATCCAAGCTATCATAAACTTTTATCCCATCCAGGCCAGACAAATGCTTCCTAAAAACCCCATCCTTGAGTACAACCATTAACTCACCAACTTCATCACGTAACTTTTCGATACTGAGGTTAATGAAAGCATCAGGCAAGTCTTCTCGTGATTTTTTCGTTTTAAAAACACCACCGCCACAAAAATAATTCTCAAAAACAGGTAAAGTAAATTCACTATCTAACGGAATAATATTTATTCGAAAATTCCGAATCCATTCCCTAACTGCACCATTAATTTTTTCATCAAGCATTTTTACTTTGTCGTCCATGATGTTTTTTAGTTCATCAATATCTCGTAATATTGACTCATCACTTCCTCTTGCTTCGCGCTCAGTGCTCCTTAAAATATTAATCGCCTTATTATAGGCATCATTAATTACGCTTATTTTTTTTGTGGAAAACTCCTTCACGACTAGTTCAGGCAAATGAACTTTAACAATGCCCTCATCTATTAACTCTTTAAGAGTTGCCATACCTCGTGAGTGAATACCTTCAGCATGGAGTATGTTTGTATCCAGTACAATGTTATACATTTAATTAATCCTACAATTATTTAGCGCTTGCCATTATTGCTGTTATCCTATCGAATGAAAGCAATTTCGCTTCGTTAATATCTTTACACTTTCTAGTCCAATATTTAATTTGCGTTTTCTCATCAACTATCATCCCCACAAAGTAATTACCTTTGTCGAGAATGATGATGCTATACCCATCTTTTTTTATGTAAAATTGATTTTTTTTAGATATTTTCCAAGCTAAATTACACCATCTTTTTCTTTTGGCTGATCGGCTTTTTATTTCACTTTCTCGTTTTCTTGGAGAATCATAATCATTCTCCAAGTGACCAGCGCATATGCACCCTACCTCTAAGCAATCTGGGTAATTCTCATGTGACATTATGTGGACATATCTTATCTCTGTTTTTCCGCACATATCACAAATTTTTCGGCCTTCTTCTAGGTCTTCAACTCCTACGTTTACCCATCCCTTACGCGGGACACCAGGTTTTGACCATAAACCAAAGCCACGATCTATATAATCCTGTTCCATAGTTGTCTCCACGAAAAGTAAAGAATGATGAAAATATCTAATTGTGATTTATCATAACTTTTCAGTCAAACCGCGCGCTCGTATCCCCGCCACGCCTGCCCGCTTTATCTAGTAGTTTTCATGCACCGCATGAACCCAGGAAGAGCCCGTCAGCACTGCAGGGTATCCGCATTACAGATCCAATTGTGATCATGCAAAACCATGCACAAAAATGCACATTTTGTGCGGAACTTCTTAGCCCAATGAACGCAGGTCCAGCCTACGCCCAATAATCTCAGGGAATGGATAAGCAGTCTAGCTGGATAGAAATTAAAAGTGATCCTTATCAACCACTTACTGATGTGGTTAAATCATAATCTTAAACCTTACGTTTAGTCATGAAGGAAAAACATGGAAGCGAATGATCCGGGAAAGCTGATATGGCATGTTGCCTGTGATGAATCAGGTATAGATGGTCAGCGATTTTATGGATTTGGCAGCCTATGGATGAAGTATCAGAGGCGTGGAGACTTCGTGCGCATCATTCGTGAGCTAAGGGAAAAGCACAGTTGTAATGATGAGATTAAATGGCAAAAAGCTAGTTCAAAACGCAATGCAGCCTTCTATCATGATTTACTAGAGACCTTCTTTAAACACAAATGGTTGGCCTTCCATTGCATCATTGTTGAAAAATCGAAGGTTGAAAAATCCTTTCATGGCGGTGATTACGATCTTGCTATGCGCAAGCATTTTGGCAAATTGATTGAAACCAAAATCGGAAACGTCATCAAGGCTCACCCGAACCGAGAGTGCGAGTTTCGTGTTGAGGTTGACCCTCTACCTTCTCGCTATAAGAAAGCCGATGAAGAGTTCGAAGTAATCACAAACCACACCTTGGCAAGGAAGTTTGGACGAAAAGATATTATCAAGAGTGTTGTTACGAAAGACTCAAAGTCTTCTGAACACATTCAAATAGCCGATTTTTTGTTAGGTGCGGTGATGTGTGCATATCAAGGAAAAGCAACATCAGAGGTAAAACTTGCAGTCGCAGACAAAGTTGCATCGTATCTAGGCTGGGACTCACTAAAGCATGATACGTGGCCGTCAGAACGTAAGTTCAATATTTGGCTTTTCTATGATAGATCGAAAGGCCCGAGAGATATTATGACTAGAGATGTGAATCTGACGTATGAATTACCCAAGCCTAAAAAGTAGAGCCGACCTCACAGCCGGCACGGTTGGAGTTCCAGTCAGACGACGAAGTTACCAACTAGGCGGTATCAGCTTTCGGGGGGCCGCCTCTATCTCCCCAAAATCGTAGATTCAGTCAGTAAAGAATAACGTCTAAAAGTGTTAAGCACAACAAAATGTATAAAAATCATGCTATAACGCACAACTGTTTAAGATGCTGCTTAAAGGGAGATTGCTAATGCGTACTCTCATCCAGCCCTACTCCGTATTCATTCATCCTGGTAACTAGGTCGCTTGTCAGCTCCGACAGCCACGAAATCGCAACCTCCTTGTCGTCATCGCTACAATCTGAGCTGGCAACCAGCCGGGCCATAAGTTCTATCCGCTGCAGTGCAAGTGACTCCATGAACAAATCGTTCACAACTCCCTCCCCTTATTACTGTTTATATATACAGTACAACATATGTATTTAAAGCTGAAATGGTTTTTTACTCAGCTAACCCTTTGATTAATAGATAGCCTCAATGCTGTCTTTCTCAGTACCACTGACGCCATTTGTCATCCTCTTGCAGTCGCTGGTTCCGGTAGAAAAGGCGCAGCCCGCCTCCAGACGGCAGGCTGCCGCCACGCAGAAGCAGATCCACTTCCGTTTCGCGGGAGTCAAACCCTCGCGACCTCAGCTCCGCATCAAGCTGCAGCATTTGATGTTCCGTAATTTCCTGTTTGTACCCTTTCCGGCGCTTCGGTTTGACCAGTCTCAGCCTGGCCGTTAGTTCGCGCAGTTCCTTTTTGCTCATGTTTTCGAAGTCCGGCAGCGCTGCAGGTTCTTCGCTGCCCGGTAGTTCGCCCCCTGTCTGGTACGTTTTTTCAACAGGGGGACAGTTATTGCCACGAGTCCAAGGGGCGCAAGCGCCTTGGTCGGCTGCCGCCTCCTGAACGTCAACGGCCTTACGAACCATTTTCCACTTCATCGGGTGCGTGCAGATCCGGCCCTCAACAATCGGGGACCAGATGCCATAGATACGGATGCCGTGATCGCCGTAGTTGCCTGGCTCGTCGTTAAGCTCGTATGCGGTTCGGATAAGGTGGTGCTTGCGGGGAACCAGAACGCCGCCCTGCTTCATGATGTAGGTGGCAAAGCAGCCCGCATCGGCGGCTGCCAGCACGGCATCCAGACGCGCATTTTCCAGCACCGGCGCACCAGCTTTTTTATCGCCCTGCGCTCTCGCGGCCTGCCCGGCCAGCAGTCGCAGCTCGCGGTATGCCTGACGTCCTGGAATACCGAAGAAGCGGAACTGCTGAACACGGTGCAGTGATGCCCAGGCACTGACGTGCTCTGTACTATCGCGCAGTGATTTGCCGGTTTCTTTGCTGATCTCTTTTGCCAGCCCGCGCCCGTCGATGTTCTTGCTGATGTATTTGGCGATGTAGCTGGTAGGCGTGCCTTTGCGCGGGTTGATGAGTTCAGACTTGAAGCGCGGCCCGGTATTGTTGCCCAGCTCGTCTCGGTCCTGACGGATAGCAAATTTACGCAGTAGCGCAGTGAGCGTGCGGCGGTCTTTTTTGCGCATGAAGCACAGCAGATGCCAGTGCACGGTGCCATCGTGATGCGGCTCAGCAACGCGGACGCCATACCAGCGCAGCCCGGCTTTGTGCATAGCTTTGCGGAATGCGGCGAACGTATTGACCAGATAATCACTACTCTGTCGGACCGTTTCGCTAGTCCACTTCGGATTCGGTCTGCCATTGTTGAGGGTGGCGTGGAAGCGCGACGGGCAGGTGATGGTATAAAACACTGCGCAGTCGCCGCGCATTTCTGCGATCAGCTCCAGTCCCTTCACACAGGCCATCATTTCATTACGACGGTGCGCCGGATTGCTGCTGCTGGCGTTCACCACATCTTCCATATCCAGCGTGTCACCCTCGGCATTGACCAGCTCGTGCGACTGGAAAAACTCCAGCGATTTACGGCGCTGCTCGCGTTTGTGGATCACGGCTTCATAGCTGACATACGGGGACGCTTTCTTGTTGACCAGGCAAACGGCACGCAGCTGTTCCTCCCGCCACTCGGAGCGCGTCTGCCACAGTTTGCGATACCACCAGTCGGCACACAGCATCCGCGCCAGCGAACCCGGAATAAGGTCATAGGGCACGGGCTTGCGGCGGCGTTTCTTGCGGCGCAGCTGTTCGAAGGCAGGCGGAATGACATCAAGACGCATAGCCTCTTCCGCTACCTTTTCCCATGACTGGCGAATTTGTTCCGGCTTTACATTATCATTCACAAACAGATCGCTGCAGGCCGCATCGAGACACATGCTCATATGTGCCGCAACCAGTGTAGACAGGCGCTTGACCTGCTCCTGATTCATTTCAGGCAGAATCAGCAGCCCCTCCAGCCCTTCGTGGCTTGCCATAAACCGAAAGGAGGCAGACACCTGACTTTCACGCACGCGTTCCAGTCGCTCAAGGCACGGCCTGATGGTTTCATGCAGATAGCGGGAATATGCCTTTGGCCTTCCCAGCCCATGGAAGAATTTGATTCTTTCGAGAAGTGGTTTGCTTATGTGGACAGGCTCGGCGCTGACGTTGGCAAGAATCACCAGATCGGGATTAAAGCGCTGCTGCTCACGGGCCATTTTGGCGCGGCTGATGAGCCGGTTCTGCTCCAGTTCACGCTGAACAGGATCGCGGGACTCATTGAAGAAATAGCGTTCCCAGACCTCATCACTCAGGGCCTCGCGGCGTAGATGCTCCTGCTCGTTGTCCGCAGTGTAGAGAGTGATCAGGTTTGAAAGCGCGGACACCGGCGCAACATCCGCCGGGTCCAGATAGGGGTTTACAGCTTTTTTCGGGGCATTCCATGGAAAAGCCCCGACGGCCTCAGTCGAGCCGCCTTTGTCGTATGTTAATTCAGGCATCACTGACAGACTCCGAAGCTCACAGCGCGCCTCGGGTGTAGTGCTTGCCTTTCAGTTCTGCGATTTCCTGGCATGTGACGCAGCACTGCACGCCCGGAATAGCTTGTCTGCGAGCTGTTGGTATTGGCGCGTCACAGTCGATGCAAAGAACGCGAGCAATGCCCGGCTTTCTGGTGCGGGCGTTCTGGATATGGCGCTGCAGGTTTTCTTCGACGCGCTGCTGTACGAGATCCATGGAATCAGCCATTAGTGCCAGTCCCCGCGTGATTCAGCTTCATAACGAGCAACTTCACGGCGCAGCAGTTCTGCCGCCTCAATTCCGGTCATTTCCTTATTTAGGATGTGGATCGCCAGTGCCTCCATGCGGAGGGAAACGGCAAAGGCACAGCTTTTACGCTCATCCAGGCGAGTCTCGTTAAACAGCTGGAATAAACCGGCATCATCCGGTCCGGTTTTGGTGGTACTCGTTTCACTATTTCGCATCATCAATTCTCCTGAATTTGGGTAAAAGAATGCCCGGCGGGTTTACGCCATTAATTTCTGTTTTGGGTTAATTCGGCATGGTTAGCCGTTTCGGAAATAAGCTCACCACTGCACGAAAATGATTCATTGCTTTAATCAGCTCCCGCGTTTCGTCAGTAGTCAGCTCACTAATATTGACGCGGTGACGTTCTGCCGGAATTTTTGCCATAAAGAATATGGCGGCCAGTGCCCTCTCGTTCTGTTTGTGATTAATGTCGCGTGGGTCGCGCATCTCATGAATAAACCGTTCCAGCTCGTGCTCAATATTTAGACCAAACACTTTTGCTCTCAGCTCCGCTATGTGGTTCAGCCCATTCAGGCGCTGACCGGGACTAAGCGGAACTGTCGCCGTGTTACCTTCTATAGCCATTAATCAACCTCATTAGCGACCTGAACTTAAATGGTTAAAAATCCACATAACCCACTGAACCAAAGAATGTTTAAAGTGATGCCGGGGATTTTTATGCACGCCCGGCACGTGCCTTAGTGGTAGACTATTTGCGCCAACAATCATCTACCCGTCGAAGGAGAAACCTGATGTCAGACTCTGACAACTTCCACGTATTGCCTCGCCCTGCCCCTGCACCTCAACCAGCGCCGGGACAGGATAAAAAATAGGATTCCGGCATGACTAAACAAAGCTCCGAATACTTCCAACTGCATTACAGTTATTACCTTGAGGTTATGACGGCAACGCTTCACGGTAGAGCTGACAAGTTGATGACAGCCATTCAGCTTATTAGCGGTACTGCTGTGTTTGCGGACACTGGTCTGGAATGGTTGTTCGCTTTGCCCGTAGTCGTTATCGCGACAATTCAACTTGTGTGGCAACCAGCTATTATTTCCGAACGTGCTAGCGTACAAAGCCGCCAGTATGGGGAATTGCTTTATGCAGGGAATGAACTGACCCCGGAACTGATTGCACAAAAGTTGAAAATGCTGCATCACTCTGATTCCGCACCTTTCGGTTCTTTGTTAAATCCAGCCTACAAAAGAGCTGCTATTGCATGTGGTCGGCCTGATGACACTAAGCTCAGCTTCCAGGAAAAGCTTTTCGCCTGGTTTGCAGGTTGCCTGCCACGTTAATACTTAGACGTTGTAGCAAACTCTTTTTGCCTGTTCCCCGGACAGCCTGCTGCCGGGGAGACAATTTAATACACGGATGCCACTTTTTGCCGTCAGGTAAGTAAATCCAGCCATGGCCGTAATGTGTTGCCGGGCTTTGCCTAACCAGCAGTGATGCGAATGAAGGTTCGTTATTCAGCATAAACACCTCAGCTCAGACCGAACGATGAACCAATGCCCGTCACCGTATCGACGACACTTGCCATTGCAGGGTTAGCCTGTAGCCGCGCCTGCAGTGAAATGGCGGTAAGAGCCATTAGGCGAGTAACAGAGTTGACGCTTTCGACAACCTGGCGGCGGGTGGTCGCATTTAGCTGAACACCAGAAACCGCACTTGCAGCAACACGGCCAATCTCGGCGGTGGCTTTCAGGACGTACTGGGGAATTTTCTCCCGTGCGATTTCATTGGTTGGTACACATGGCAGGCAATGGATCTGCGCCAGAAAACCATCAACCAGTGTTGAGTCTTCGGTGAGATCGGTCAGCAGCCAGATATCTGGCGCGGTGAGCTGGTGCGGTTGCTCCGGGTTGAGCTTATTACGCAGGGTCTGAACGTTCATACCTGCACGCTCTGCCAGCTCCGCCATGTTGTGGCGTAGAGCAAAGGCCCGGCAGGCTTCATTGAAATGGGGATGTTTTGATATGCGATAGTCAAACATAGTCAGTTGCTCCGTGAAGTCTCAAAATGGAACTAATTGATAGTCACTTTGCAATCTGAGAGTGCATCAACGGTTAAAGCAACGATGTTAATCATTACCTTTTCACGCTTCTTATCTTTCCGCAGGCGGTGACGAGGCAAACGACCATCTGCAAGCATGTCGTTAATGGTGTCAACAGGTAGCCCAGTAAGCTCGCTATAGCGTTCAATTGTGACGTGCGGTGTGTTCAGAGTGATTGAAATATTAGGGGTCATGATGCAACATCTCCTATTGGCTTGTGGTGAGCCGTTTGTAATCGTGACAAGTCCCCAAATGGGAACAGAACTGATACTAGGATCGCATAAGAGATATGTCAACATCAAAGTACCCAAGTGAGATCAAAATAAATCCCAATCAGGGTGGCAAAGCTGCGATTGAACGATTGGTAGAAGCGTATGGATTTACGACAAGACAGGCTCTTGCAGACCACTTAGAAGTGTCAAAAAGCACACTGGCTAACAGATACATGCGAGATACCTTCCCCGCAGATTGGATAATTCAATGCGCCCTAGAAACGGGAATCTCGCTCAATTGGTTAACTACCGGCCAAGGGATGAAAGAAAGACCAAACAGAAATAATATCTGTGAGATTGAAAAACAAAATCTTTCTAATGGGAAACTGGAATCCAGTGGTTATTACTTTTTTGATGAGCAATTCCTTCCAATTGGCATGAAAAACCCGATAGTGATCATTGATGAAAAAACTGAATTTATTTGTGAAAGAGAATTTGATGACATCCGTGATGGAAAATGGGTAGTTAGTATCGATGGTGAAATATTGATTAGAAGTTTGACGCGCCTGCCAAGCAGTCGTATATATATAGCCGGTGGTAACCACTCATTTGAGTGCGCGATATCTGATATAAAAATCATTGCAAAAATACTTATTAGCTGTACCAGATAGGGATATCTCATGATTCAATATCTAACCATTAGTAATATAGCAACGACACTGTTTTTTTTAGGTGTGACTTTGTTGATCTATGCTATAAACAGCAAATCTACAAGCACTTATTACAAATTTACAGACGAAAGCTTGTCTAAACAGCGCCTATTTAAGTTTTCCATTACCATACCTTTATTTGTCGCGATGTTATTTTCTTTACCTATTTGTTTCCAAAATGAATTAAACTTCGATTTCACTCCTGAAGGATACGATGCTTTTCTCCGCACATTTAAACTACCCATCGCCATATGGTCTTTGTCGATACCATTAGTTGCTATCGTTGCACATATACATAGGACGACGCAGACCGCATCACAACTTGAAGTTACCAAAAAGAAGAATATTGGTGATGGTTTTTTTTCACACCACAAATATATTACAGAGGCCTTAACTAAATTTCCAATTCATATAATCAAAGCTAAAAGCGGAGATTTTGAAAAAAAGGTCAATGAGCCTTACAAACTTTACAACAATCTTTTTAAAAATTCATCATATGAGTCAGGAGTATCTGTTAGCGACATTGAAGAAAAGGCTGTAGAAGTCCAAACATTGCTAAACGAAATATCATCATATATCAGAAAATCCAGCATCAGGAATGATAATATACGAGGGAAAGCCGATGATCTCAATAAAGCAATTGAGTGCACAAAAAAACTAAACTCCCTATTAACGATTAGCATGATAAAATCAGATAAAAATTACCTTTTCATGTTAAGAAATGATATTGGAACTATGAAGCTAATTATTCCATACTACCTTGAAAATGAGTTTAAAGAAGACTTAAAATTCACAATAGAGTTTGTAAAATCCATCTTTGGATTAATTAACAAGCCAATTGAGATTAAAGACACTTTGCATTACTACATATATCTATCTAATGTCAGGCATTACTACTATGAAGCAATTTTCAATAATCTTATCGAAACTGATGAGCAAGAAACATATGGATTTGCGTTGAAAAAATCTATGAGCTTTGATGAAGATTATAATAATTATGAAGAAAGCCTAGAAATGAGGATGTATATTAGAGCTTCAATGAAACATTGACCACTGTTCAAACATACAGTTACATTTAGCCCTCAGACATGAGGGCTTTTTTATGGCAGTACGAAAACTCGACACAGGCAAATGGATTTGCGAATGCTACCCCGCCGGGCGCAGTGGGCGTCGTGTGCGTAAACAGTTCGCCACCAAAGGCGAAGCGCTGGCCTTTGAGCGTCACACGATGGATGAGGCAGAGGCTAAGCCCTGGCTGGCTGAATCGGTAGACCGTCGGACTCTGAAAGACGTGGTTGAACTCTGGTTCAAACTGCACGGCAAATCCCTGACCGCTGGCGAGCATGTTTACGACAAATTGGTCCTGATGGTTGATGCTCTCGGAAACCCTCTAGCTACTGATCTCAGCTCAAAATTGTTCGCGCATTACCGTGACAAACGCCTTACGGGTGAAATCTACTTTAGCGAGAAGTGGAAGAAAGGAGCCAGCCCGGTAACAATAAACCTTGAACAAAGCTATCTGAGTGGCGTTTTTAGCGAGCTGGCCCGACTCGGAGAATGGACTGCACCGAATCCACTAGAGAATATGCGCAAATTCACCATTGCCGAAAAAGAAATGGCCTGGCTGACACATGAACAGATTACCGAGCTTCTTTATGACTGCCAACGCCAAAGCGCCCTGCTCGCTCTGGTGGTTAAAATCTGCCTGAGCACCGGAGCGCGCTGGCGCGAAGCGGTGGACCTCACCCGCTCCCAGGTCACAAAGTATCGGATCACGTTCGTCAGGACCAAAGGCAAAAAGAACCGAAGCATTCCGATTAGCAAAGAGCTTTACGAGGAAATCATTGCCCTGGACGGCTTCAAGTTCTTTACGGATTGCTACTTCCAGTTTTTGTCTGTGATGGACAAAACTTCCATCGTGCTTCCTCGCGGCCAGCTTACCCACGTTCTGCGCCATACGTTCGCAGCACACTTCATGATGTCTGGCGGCAACATCCTTGCCCTGCAGAAAATCCTCGGCCATCACGACATAAAAATGACTATGCGCTATGCTCACCTGGCCCCTGATCACCTTGAAACTGCCCTGCGCTTTAATCCGTTAGCGACATTACCAAGCCACATTCAACCGATGGTTTGCCAATGACAACTGAAAACTCACATGTATAATTCCGCATAACACTCTTTCAATCTCTCATTTAGGCAAGAATGCTAATGTCGCAGATCGTCCTTTTTCTCATTGCTGTTGTCTTAGTCATCATTATTTGGCGTCTAATCGGACAATACAAGAAAACAGTGTTTCGTATCTCATTAATTTTACTTTCAGTTGTTGTTCTGCTCATAGGCTTAGTTGCTGGCTGGCTTCAATACAGTGCCTGGAAAGATAATCAGGAGTATAAGAAAGATGTTGTGAGCTATTTCAGTTCCTATGACGAGTGGGCTAGAAAATCCAAGAAGGAGAATGGCGACAATTACTACACGCTGGATGTGATGGAAAGATATGCAGAAGACCTTGCTAACGCTCGTGGACACTCGTATTGGTATACACAAAGACCTCTTGCTACAGGCGTTGATGGTTTACCTGTATTTTACGATATGACAATAATGACTTTAGCTGAACCTCTTGATGGCGTGACTGAAATTAAGGTCCGTTACAATCGAGGCTTGAGCAGTGGTGTTGTTGAAAGCGCAATAGAGGGAGGTTATCGTGGGGGTATTCTAGTAACCATACTTACTTTGGATATGACCAAACGATGGAACCCTAACAAAAGAGCTTGGGTACCTACCAAAGATTGAGATGGTATTCGTTAAAGTTGCATATTATGAATGGCGACAAAGTGGCGGCAGCGGTTGGCATTGCCCCGTAATCGCCACTCCTTACCACTAACCTAACTTATTGATTATCTTGCAAGTCGTTGTTTTTACTAACCCGTTTACATAAATGGGTTTTTTGTTGCCTGAAATTCATGCCCTTGCGGCATAAAGCCTTTCTATGCCATTTCAATCGCATATAACAGCTCAACCAGATCAACCGCACTCACTTCATCCCAGCGCAGGTAGCTCGACAGAGAGCTTGTTCCCGAATCTTGCCCTAAAACGCGCTGGCATATTGCCTGGTGGTCAACGGATGCAGAGACCCACACGGCTCCGCTCTGCTGACAAAAGTAGGTCGAGCCTTTCAACCCATCCCGCTGAATACGTTTCTTCCAGGTATCCACCTGCTGTGTCGTCACTCTTAAACTCATCATTCCCCCTGAGTAAATCAAGCACTCCCGCCTGGTGATCTAATAAAATATCAGGATGAATCAGCGTGGAGAATATGCGTGTTTGATTTTTATCCTGACAAAAAATTTAGCAGAGCAGAAGTCATGTGTCATCCAACACCTGTTCCTGCTGTAAAAGGTATCTATTTTTGGTGGTTTATAGAAATCCCCCATGGTGTTCCAATTGAGGGATGCATTACTCAACTGGGATTCACGTTTCTTTATGTCGGTATTTCGCCCGATAAAAAAAGCAAACCTAATAGCCGCGCTAATCTTCGGCAGCGCATTAAAACCCACTATAACGGTAACGCAGAAGGTTCAACACTCAGGCTCACACTGGGAGTTCTGCTTTCGACGAAAAGCAATTTCCCGCTCCGTCGGGTTGGTTTAGGCAAGAGAACGACATTTACTCATCCTGGCGAGCAATGGCTGGATCAGTGGATGGAAAAAAAGCTAAGGTTTATTGGGTCGCAGATGAAGAACCTTGGGTGCTGGAAGAAACGTTGA